TGTCTCACTCATTCGGTAATGCGAAGAATCCACTCCCAGTCGAGAACAAGGTGAGAATTCTTAGACGCTGGTTTCCGGGTGTCACCATTCTCACATCCGCGAAAGATCGAAGCATTGCAAAAATTGCTCAAGATTTTAATAAGAATTCAATTATGATTGTTGGTCAAAATCGTCAAAATAGTTTCAAGTTTCTCAACTTTAAAAAGGTTGCCGTTCCTCGAAGACCGAATGCGCCTTCGGCCACGATGGCGAGAGCTGCCGCCACCATTGGTAATACAAAAGCGTTCAAGAATATGACTGGCTACAACTTAACGAACAATATTCGAAATAAAGTTGTTAAAGCGAAGGGTAAAAAGTAAAACATGGTCGACGTCGAGGCGTTTGCGAAAAAGGTATATTCTCAACTGGGACCCGGTTTCAGTGAGAGAGTATATCATAATGCTATGGAAGTTCTATTGAGACAATATAATGTTCCATATGAAACGGAACGTATAGTACCGATTATATTTGAAGGACACGTCATAGGTAATGTACGGGCAGATATTATCATCAATAATACAGTTGTTCTTGAATTTAAAACGATTAAGACGCTCAATGACCAGGCGGAGTTACAGGCACAAAACTATCTGAATCTAACTGGCTTGACGATTGCGTACGTGATAAACTTTCCCCCGTTTCCGAATCGGGAGTGTGAGATCCGATGTGTTCAAGCATGATCATGAATGGAAAAAGTTTGGCCAACTTGGCGTAAAAGTCTTGCATTTCATCGTAATATTTTTTGGGATCTTGAAGTCCCTCGGTCAATATCTCTTTCGACCTGTCTAGGTGGTACTTTGCCTCATCTAGACAGAATTGTTGATATTTGTCCATCTTCTTAAAGAAGATCACTTTCCTTTATGCAGATTAATCCACGTATTCTTATACTTATTGAGTTGTGTCATGGTCGGACCTTGGGTCATGATGTAGTTGACCGCGGCATTCTTGTATTTATTTTTGAGTCTATTAGGAACATTCGTCGTATTTAATTGATTCATTATAAATGTACGTTCTAAGTTTCGTTCGCGTCGATTCTTCCATCGCTGAACCATACGCTTCTTCACGAGATCAACGTCCTTTTTGAATGGAATACCACGCTTATTTCCAATGCGCCCCAAACTATTCAGTTTTGTTTTCATTTCGCGGACATCGTTTTCGATAGATGGTTTATATCGCGTCATCCATCGCTTTCCATAGAGATGCGTGATATCTCGTCGAATGGAGGCTTCATCGAGACCGCGTTTCTTGATGACCTTTTCGCGTTCCACGTTACGCTTTTTTTGCGCAACATTCTTTCTCGTCGGTTTGGGCACCGGTTTCGGTGGTGGTGTTTTGGGTTTCGCAGCGATCGCGTTCCGCTCTTTTTCCAATTTCTTAACGATGGTCATTTTATCATTCTTCGCGTTGACATTGACCTTCATAATCTTGGCAAAACGCATGAGATCATCTTTCGTGTAGAGTTTCGCCATCTTTTTACCGACGCGGAAAGTGTTACCACTACCCGTGAGCCTGTATTCTTTACCACCATTCTTAAACGCCGCGACTTGTGCCTTTTCACTTCCAACCTTTTTGATCATGGCACACAAGTCTTCCTTTTTCGTCGTCTTCTTAATGTTTACGATACCGAGTCTCTTGGCGATATCATAGAGTTCTGGTTGAGAATATCGATCACATCGACGCTTTCCAATCATGTTTCCGTTGATGACTGGGAGTGTGTTACCACGAGGCGCTACCACAGCCTTCTTCTTGGTTTTCGGAATCTTGTAACAACACGTAAACCCCTTTTTATTTTTACGTTCCTCGAACCCAGACTTACACGGTGGTTGACGATTTTTCGGACACGTCGACGAATTCTTACGACGCGCAGAATTCACTTGCTTTTTTGAAATTTTAATACGACCATCACGCACCGCGGAGTGCATGATATCCGATGCGATATTGTATGCTTTAAGCATACGCCCTGGAGTTCGAACACCGGATATTTGAACATTACCACTCTTCGAAATAATGTACGTGGCGTCTTCTTCATCGGACAAAGCATACTTTGCAAACATAAATGGTGATAATTCAGGTTCATATGAGGATTCTTTGAGTTCATACTTTTGATAGTTTCGGTGTATGTCAAAAAGATTAACCACCCCGTTGACCTTGAATTGACCACTCAGATTATTATACTCAAACGCATTATACAAGAACGGATACTTCCCAGTCGTGTACGCGGTGACAACATAGTTTCGAACTTCTTCAGCTTGTCGTTCAATGTCCGTACCGACGAAACCACCCGAGAAGCGAATCTTTCCATTTTTATAAATGTTAATGGTCCAACCCTTCGTCTCTGTTCCATTGGACACATTGATCGCGATTTGTACCGTGAAAAAGGGTTGTTTGAGATCACCCTTTTGTCCATATTCACGCGTCGAGGAGTATCCGACTTTGAACTGACCGTAGTATCCCTTAATTTCCTTGACTTCAACCGTCAGACCGTTAGGGATGGTTCGTTTACTGAATGGACTTTTTTTCAGGATTTCAATAAGGTCGACGCGATCACCAGGACTCAAGGTTCTATTAACAGTAGCGTTGAACATACCCATGTTCAGTTTACTCACGACTAATTCTGTTTTGTTCGTATTCACAATATCTTCATAATTGCTATTGTTGACTAATTTTCGATCAAGTCGTTGTGGAACGTGCTGATCTCTGAGAAGATCCTGCTCAATGTTATTTATGAGTCGAAGATCTTCATTCTCGTAATTACTGTTTGTGACTTCAACGTTGGAATTTTTAAGAAATTCCCTGAGTGACGCTTGACTCATCTTATATATGATTGGTATTTTTTTCTAATGGTCATCGCTAAACTGGAGCGTTTCTTCGAGTACATCGAGACCAAAGATGAACGGTTGCTTCGGATAGACACGACCCTTGTATGTGAGTGATTCTTCACGCACCTCAATTTCTCGTGAGCTGAATGGACCCGCGTAAAAGTCTGGATTGAACTTTGGTCGACCCAGGTTGTTCGCTTGACAATGCTGATTAAATACCTGGACGAATATCTTCTGAGGTACGTAGAGTTCGGACCCATAGATCAGATTCGTTGACTCGAGGAAATTGTGCAACGTGCTCGCCACCATCGCGACTTGTTTCTGGACAGTTTTGAAGTATTCTGGGACGACATTCCAGATGTCTTTGTTTCTGTATTTTTGTGCATAGTCGAGGTACGCCCTGACACATTTAAGTAAAATGGCGGGAATTTCCTGGTTAAGCTTCTCATCGAGTTGTGTATCGGCATCCTTGACCTGCTTCGCAAAGTTCCATGGAAGAATACGACGAAGCACGGAACCGGAGTTGTCCTTCCAGTTTGGAATTTCATTTCCACCGAGGACACCCGGACACTTCCATTCGACGGATTTCGCGGTTTGACCCTTGATTGCGATGGAGACATCTTCACCGGATACCATCGACTGGAATTCCGCCTGTTCCAAACAGAAATCACCCTTAATTTCTGGGGCGATGAACATCAAGGCGTTATAGACACTCGAAAGACCAAACTTCTTTTCAATATTATTGGAAACAGTCTTTACATCTTCGGGTTCATAAAACTTTTTGAAAATCTTCGTGATGACGGTCGATTTTCCAGAACGGGCGATTCCTTTCAAGAATGGAATGACTTGCCAACCATCGAGTTCACCCGTATCAAAACACAACCGACCACCCATCACATACATCCATCTCGACACGTGTTCATCAAACTTTTGATAATCGAGAACACCCTGGAAATGTGGTGTTGGAATGTCGTACCAATCTTCAATGTGATCGAAATCATCGAATTGTTGATCGAAAAACTTACAACTCACCTTGGTTGGGTCGAGTGATCGGAACTCACGACTCTCATACGAATAAAACTTACAATCGTATGCACCCGTGTCTGGTGACCATCGCTTTCCAAAAAACACACCGTTCCGGAACGACCACATGTGACGATCTTTTATAATCTCCGGAAACTGAACATCTTGACAGTGTGTCAGGTGTTCGATGAGGTGGCGAAACACACCCGGATTACTCGTGAGATTTTGCCATAGACCGAAATCATATTCCTTATTACCGAGTTCATAGACAAATTCGTTAATCGATTTGATGGGTTTCCACGCGCGCGTATCGTATCCATTATATGTGATTTGTTCACAACAGTCACCTTTGTATCGCCTAAATCGTTTCGTGTACAAAACCTTTAGGGCGCATAGAATAGATTTCTGAAAAGGTGTCGCATCGTCGACTTTACTGTCGTCCATGGGGACACCTCTAAACGTAGCAGGGTCTGAATCAAAAATCTCGGGTTCGACGGTTGGATTCTCAGCACGTTCATATGCTATTTTGTGTGTGTTTATATTGCAGAAAGCATCCTTGACTTGTTCAATGATTCGATTGATTCGTCTGGATACTTTCAGGCCATCATCTTCGGGTTCCAACTCTTGGATATTAATAGCGCTCGCTCTGTGATACAGTTCACTCAGAATCTTGATATATCTCGATCGACGATCATCGATCACTTTCATATCATAATTCAAAACCCGGCCATCTTCACCGATGTCTTCGGGGTTGAGTAACTGTGTATATCCGAGCGAGGCTGAGTTAAACCCGGAGCCCTTTTTCAAACACCACTTTTCTTCCATGTAGTCGATATATTGGAGTACCTCTTCTTGATTCAGAGACTGGACTCTACATTTCATTTGTTCCATTTGAGACTCCCGAGTATCGGGGTCTTTGTCGATGTAATGAGTTCCATCTTCCATTTTATTAATCATGGTCTGATTTTTCTAATTGTCTTTTTTGGAGAGCTTGGCGAGCACCTTGATAAGGATCTTATTTTGCATCTCGAGTTGAGTGGCGATATTCACCAGGGCGGAACACACCGTGTCCCCATCTGGAGTCGCGAGCAAACCAGTCATCAAGAATCCAAGGTCACCTTGAATCTCCTCGTCTTCATCTTCCTCTTCATCGAAGACTTCTTCTTCATCATTGATGATATCATCATCAGACACAAATTCTTCCACTTCTTCTTCAGGGCGATCAGACATTTATCTGGACTGAGAAAAGATCGAGACCGAAATTTCGCACTCGTGCGATTTCAGGCTGAAAAAAAATGTTAGTCTATAGTACAAAAACTCTCACAATGGCCGGTGGTCTCATGCAACTCGTGGCGTATGGCGCCCAAGACGTGTACTTGACGGGTAACCCGAAGGTTACCTTCTTCCAAGCTGTGTACAAGCGACACACGAACTTCGCGATGGAAAACATCGAACAAACTGTCAACGGTACCGCGTCCAACAACGGCCGCGTGTCCGTGACCATTGCCCGCAACGGTGATTTGATCGGCGACATGTACGTCGAACTCGTCACCGCCTCTCTCGGCACCAAGGCCGGTACCGCCGACCTCGATGCGTGCTGGGTCGCCGAACGTGCGATCAAGGATGTTGAATTGTCCATCGGTGGTCAGCGCATTGACAAGCACTACCAAAAGTGGTGGCGTTTGTACTCGGAGTTGTACTTGGACGACTCCAAGAAGGCGAACTACGGTAAGATGACGACCAACCCGGTTGCCTCCTCGGCCGGTACGGTTTTCCTCCCGCTGTTGTTCTTCTTCAACCGCAACCCGGGTCTCTATTTGCCGCTCATTGCGCTTCAATACCACGAATGCCGCATTGACTTCGATTTGAGCGCCGAGTTCTCCCAATACACTGACGGTTCCACCTTCAAGGTCTGGGGTAACTACGTGTACTTGGACACCGAAGAGCGCCGACGCTTCGCGCAAAAGGGTCACGAGTACCTCATCGAGCAAGTGCAACACACTGGCACGGACACGGTCACGGCCGGTTCCACCAAGCAAGTGCGCTTGTCCTACAACCACCCGATCAAGGAATTGGTTTGGTGCTTCAACAGCGGTAGCTCGTCGAACGCCCAACACTGGAACTTCACCTCCAACGCCGCGACCGCCGGTTCCGTCGTCCTCGACTCCAACCCGACGGCCGTCTCCGAATCCAACTGCTACGTGCCGATCTCGGAAGGTACGGGTGCCCCGCTCCTCTCCGTCGGTACGGGTGGTTCTGGTAAGCAATGGTCCGAAGAAGGCGCTGCGCTCTCCGTCTCCGCGGGTCCGCTCGACACCTTCAAGTTGGTCCTCAACGGTCAAGACCGCTTCAAGGAACAAAAGGGTAAGTACTTCAACCAAGTGCAAGCCTTCAACCACCACTCCGGCTCTCCGTACCCGGGTGTGTACTCCTACTCCTTCGCGCTCAAGCCGGAAGAACACCAACCGACCGGTACGTGCAACTTCTCTCGTATTGACAACGCTCAAGTCGCGGTGACGCTTAAGGCGAACGCCACCGACTCGCAAGTCATGCACATGTTCGCGACCAACTACAACGTTCTCCGTATCCAATCTGGTATGGGCGGCCTTAGCTATTCTAATTAAGTTGGAATGATCAGGGCCAAAAAGCAGGCGTTAAAAGCGTTTGTCCTGCTAGTCTGTTTGTGCAGGCGAGACAACCTGGTTGCGGGAAGTTCCTTAGAGCTCTAACTACCACCCTCATTTGGAAACTTTTGAGGGGATCTCGGTTAATAGCCGAACCCGATGGTAAAAAGGTTAGAGATTGGATAATCCGCAGGCGAGAACCTACGTTCGCTATGACAAGAATATGGTTCCGTTTCAACGATCGCTAAGGTGTCGGTGTCAAGTGAAGGATTAGTCATCCCGATGATGCTTAAGGTACGATCTGGCCCACTGGGAAACCTTTGGGATTAACCGTGCTTTCTCCAACTAAGAAAGTTATGGCTACATTTTAATTATTTTCGACTCGCGTTATTTATAAAAACACAAATATTAAGATATTTCAAGTACCCTAATGTTTGTCTCGCGTTCGTGAACTAGAAATAATTTCAGGACAACTCGTAGATGGAGAAAGTGTGTACACATTGTCACGAAAAGAAGTTACTCGATCACTTTGGAAAGCATAAACAAATGAAGGATGGTCATTTGAATCAATGTAAAGTGTGTCGAGCTGAATACATAAAAGCATACCAAACAAAAAACAAAGAAAAGTTATCCGAAAAATCCAAGGAGTACTACGAAGCAAATAAAGAACAAATAAAAGAGCGTGCGAGAACTCATTGGAATGAAAACGCAAACGAAATAAATGAAAAAAGACGAGAACGATACAATAACGACGAGGAGTATCACACAAAAAGATTAAACGAATGCTCAAAATCAAACGCCAAATGTCGCCC